ACGGTAACCGAGCTTTGTTGACCCCATGCGCCTTCGCCCCAATTATTTTCACCCCAAGCATCTGCCATGGTAATGACTCCTTATATTAAGATAATCTTAATATAGCACTGTCTTTATCGTTGGTTGGGAATGCGATTGTGAATGTACCGTTTGTTGATGTCTTTACACTTCCAAAATCAAGAACACAAATAGCTGCGTTTGTTGCAGAAGATGATCTATTGTAAATTAAAGCTGCTTGAGCAGAAATAGTTGCTGAAGTGAAGCTTGCGTTTGCAAAGTCAACGAATGCTGTTGAAGCTGTTGCGCTTGTTGCTGTTAGTCCAACAGTAGCGCCTGTTAAAGTTGCACCACCTGCTGCGTATGTTCCTGATGCACCGACTTCTTGTGAAGTGGTGTAGGCTGTTGTGTTTCCGTCTAAACTTGCAGAGCTTGTGTAGAGAGCAAGATTGATTGTATCATTATCAATATCATGATCCCCTTGAAGCAATTGCTGTTTAAATGAAGCACAGACTGCTTGATTTATTGCCATGTTTAGTTACTCCCTTTATGGTGTTAGCGATTTAATTGGAATGCGTAACACACCATTTTGATACTCATCCCTACGTTTACGACCCATTTGCTCTTGTGCATAATCTTGCAGAGCTGTTTGGTACTTACCTTCGTATAATTGCATATCTTGTAAATTTTTCAAGTAAGAATAAGCCTCTGATAAAGTTCCATAAAGCAAAACCTCAGGTGCGTTGTTAGATAAAAAAGTTGTAGTTGAAGTCCCTGAAGAACCATTTCCTAATCTCTCAGGAGTTTCGTCATACCACATCTCAACTGTATAAGCTGTATTTGGAGTTGGAGCCACTATCAATGTTGTTGCATCCCAGTTTCCCCAGTACTTTGGCTTACCTGTAAAATTTGTATCTGTCGTAGATCTCTCTACAGAATATTCATCCATAAAAGTAGCGTCTCTTTGTTCTAGCCAAGTTCTAGTTCCATCGGTTTCCACTATTTGTAGTCCTCTTGCAAAACGAAAACCACCCTCAGGACCTGAAACATCTAAGAAAGCATTATTAGCTGTAAAAGTAGTCGTGGCATATCTTCTCTGATCATCAGAGTCTAACTGTCTAGCTACCTTATTTTCTATATTAGTTAAAAAAACATTAATCACAGAATTAGACAAAACATCGCTTGTTACTTCTGTGTAGTTTCTTACATTATCTAAAAGTTCAGAATAATTCATGATATCACCACAGTCACTTTACCAACACTTGATCCGATAATCAATGCTCTACTTTGTTTGGCAGGTTGCATTCCATCAGATTCAAAAGCAGAATCACCAGGAGCGCTGACAAAAACTGTTACTGGTTCTTCTCTGGCTGGTCTAGCCCAAGGTAAAGCTTGTGCATCTGCACTATGATACGGTGGGTCTAGTTGTGGATGTTTTGTATCAAAACACTCAGGACAAGTTTTTAGTCCATTCCATTCTTGTTGTAACTGACTAAACTTATATTGTTGACCACATCTATCGCAAATAGCGAGAGCATATTTACCTGTAGCAAAAACGCCCATGTTATGAACCGTTTATAAAATAGTTCTGAGGAGTTAGATGAACCGAAGCTCTTTGACCGTCTTCAGTCAAAGCCCTTTGTAATTCATCTTCATAGTATAATTTCAAAGCTTGAGTGGCTTGTGGATTTTTCTTCTGCGATAAGTAAAACGCTAATCCTGAAACCATACAAGGTAAAAATCTAAAAGGAGCATCAGGTTGATTTGTGTAAGCTCCTGCATCCTCTATTCTACCAATATAATTGTAATTTATTTGTGTATCTGTCGTATTAGGTGTTTGATATAAATTAATTTGCACATTAGATAAATTTCTTTCCACATAAAATTGTGTGGGTTGACCTTGAGAAAATTTATTAGGTAAAGCCTGATACTCAGATCTTGAAATTTTTGTCATGGTTGTATCAGTTGTTGTTCCACCAGAAACTTGTCTAAAAGTCATTTCTAAAATATCACTAGCATCTGCTGGTGCAGTATATGTAGTTGTGCCTGCTGTTAAATTAGCAGTTTGATTTTCCACTTTCCATAAATGAATACCTCTGTTCATCCATTCTTGAAATAAGATATTAAGACTTCTTCTGGCTGATTTTAAATCATAACCAGATCTAGTTTGAACGCCACAACGTTCGTATGCGTCCTCAACTATATCGTCTATATCTAAATTAAAAGTGGTTGTTCCAGAGGTAGCCATTATTAGTTAACCTTTTCACCCATTGCCATTCTCTTGTGTTGGTTGATTGCACCACCTTTTTTCATGGTCTTCATCATCATTCCACCACCACGTTTCTTCATCATTCCACCACCACGTTTCTTAGCAACTTGCTTTTTCTTTGCCATGCCACCACCACGCTTCTTCATGACTTGTTTCTTTTTAGTCATGCCTCCACCTCTTTTTTTAATTACTTGTTTTTTCTTCATCATGATTTTACTCCCTTTTTAAAAAGTTGTTCGTACGTACGTTGCCTTTCAGCTACCACTTCTTCGTAGTATTCCTTAGGCCATTTCTCATAATAGCCTATCTTATGGAGTTTGCAACTTGCTTCATATAACTGTTTAAACTTTTGTATTAACATCATGGAGTATTCTAAATTGGAGTGCTCCACAGGTTCTTCAGTAGGATCACACAAGAATGCTTCACTATCAGGATCAGCAGGGGTCTCAGGGTGAAAACCCATAAAATAAACGTCTCTTCGATTATAGGTTTTATTATAAAAATCTATTTTTTCTTGAAATTGTTCAGGATCATATTGTTCAAAAAAGGGATCACAGTAAATTATAATATCGTGTTCTTTTTTATTCCAAGACTTAATAACAGAAGTTAATTGTTTTTCGTATTTAGATTTATCCATGCGAACCTCAATTCGCACTTTTTTATCTTTTCTCCATTTAGCTGCAAAGGGACAGGCTGGAAAACCGATGTGTTTGTTCATTGGTTCTAAGACAGTCTTAGACCAATTGATTACATCAAGCTTTATTTTTTCTGCTTGTTTTTTTCTTGGCAAATGTTGCTGCTCTTGAAGGTGTAGGACCTGTATTAGATTTTGCTTGTTTTCTTCTAACTGCTCCTGCACGTTGACCTTTACTCATGGATCTAGCTTTTGCTATGGGGACACACTTTGGATACTTTTTTCTTTTCTCTCCTCCACTACGACCACATTTAGGAAAAGAACCGTCTTTTCTTGGATTAGCTATGTCAACCCAATTTTCTTTAACCCAAGCTCTAAGTCCTTTTTTTGCCATGTTGTCTCCTTATACTATCTTTACCTTTTTTAAAAATATTAGCAACTTCTCTCTTACCCATGACCTTGGCCCGTTGTTCTCCTACAGTAAGGATTTGAATTTTGCGTGCGAAACTTTTATTGACTTTTTTGACTTTCGAAACAGTTTTTCTTGCATCCGTCGGAGTAGCAAATTTAATACCAACAGTATCCTTTGGATTTTCATCGGTATAAAGTCTTCTACCTGATCCTTTAGGTTTTTTTCCTGTTCCCTCTTTAGGATCTTTCTTTTTCATTATGAACGTTTAGTGACTTTTCTTTTACTAGCCATGACTCCACCACAACCCTTTGCGATACCACCTTGATTAAAACTAGAAACTTTTTTTCTTTCTTGAGAAACTTTATTGATCATTCCACCATCAGCTTTTTTCTTTGCTCCTTTTTTACCACCTGGAGTTATTTTACCACTACAAACTGCGCTAGCATACATATTTGCATACGCTGACGGGTACACTTTAAATTTCCTCTTAGCGGCTGCTTTTCCTCTTGGACATAATTTACCCATTATCATCCTCCGTTTCTAATCCACAAACACAAATATAGTCCTCATTGCATTTGCACATTATTTTACTCTGCCACCTTTTTTCATATAACCCATTTTATTTCTTACCTTTGTTGGTAATTTTGCAAGACCTGGGTTTTTCTTCTTGTCTACTTTTTTTAGTTTCTTTTTCATTTTTCTACCTCCAGTAGATACTTCTTGTTTCATTTGAGCTCTTGAAATAGCCATTAATACTCCACCGTCTTAATTAAAAACTCTTCAATCCACATAATTCGATCATCCATTTGAAGAATTCTTTCTTTGATAATAGCAATATCTTGTTGCATTTCTGCAACAGCGTCAGCTTTCTTTTCGACTGCATTAAGTCTTTCTGACCACATACCC